GCTCACTCAACACGCCCAGGATAAGTTTCTCCGCAAACTCCACGAAGGCCGGCAGTACGACGACCTTCTAAAAGCTGCCCTCCTCCTCAACACTCTCTACTTCCAAGAACGCACCAAGACCGATTGGGCCATCCGCGAGGCCGCCAATAACCTTTCCGAACTCTGCGGCTACGACCGCGATTCCTGCTGATTAAGCCTCCGTTTCTCCTGTGCCGTCTTCTTCGGCCCGTTCTTGGAGCGCACCAACTCTGGCTTTGCGGTGCCTTCAGCAGGAAATGCGATGGATCGCGGATATTGAGATTCCGCGTAGGCCTTGGCCTCTTCCCAGTTCTCTCCCTTCGCAACTGTGCGGAGTGGTCCCCTGCCCGGCAACCACACCTCAACCTCAAACCACTGCTTACCCACAACCACCCCACGACTTCGGGTAATCGGGTTCTTGAACCGACTGAATTACCACTGCATTACCAGTCGTGTCATGCACAAATCTCGCCGCTTTGATCGTGCGTTCGTAAGTCACCCACGATCCAGCATCCTCTTTTTCCGTCGTCAACAAAATCTTCCTGGTGTCCGTTTGCACGGCTGCTACATACTTATCACCACACAAAATCCTGTACCTCGTCATGCCGCACCTCCCTCTTGCTGCTTGGAGCGCTGGCGTCCTTCTACTCGTCTTTTTACCGACTCTGCCCACGTCGCATGATCCGCAGCCTCCGCCGCCTTGTAGTCCGACGTCAACGAGATCTTCTCCAACGCCGTATAAATCATCTCCCTCATCAGTGCGGTGGGTCTTTTGTTCTCCTTCTCAGCCACCTTCACCAGCAATCCATAGCGGTTCGGATCCAGCAAAACCTGGCAATAGAACTTAGATCCGTGCTTCAGCGGCATACCCAAACTGTCTACTCTGCTACATAGTAGCACCGCCGCTACCACCGCGCTGGCTGGTCCACCTTGTTCTGCCAGGCCGTGGACTGCGCCTGCCTAGCCGTCGCCCGCTGGCGCTTGGAGCCCAGCCTTACCTCGTAAGCCCACTCCAGAAACATGGCTGCACGCTGAATATCCGCTGTTCGGGAACGGCGAATAGCAGCGTACAGCCGCTCCATGATGATCTCCCTACCCGTCTTCGGCATCGTCCCAGTGCGGAGCTGGTGCAATTCTCACCACTCTTTCACCAGGAAACAACTCCTTCACCCGCTGGTGCGCCACAAACGCATCCTCCGCCTCCACCTTGATCTCGTGAAGAGACCCCCTCTCGTGGCGCGTCACCACAACGTACAACCGCAACGATTTGTGTCTCATTTCGCCTCCAGCCACGAATCACCCACATGCGCCTCCGCCAGTGCCGGCACCACACCCAACCATTCTGCCTCCGCCTCCTCCATCGTCTTGGCCAACTGGAGTGCCCATTTGTCCGCACTTTCCTCGCGCACCAACAAAATCACTTCGTCATGCACCACGCCAGCCAAGCGCACAACTTCCTCGCTTTCTTCCTTCAACATCGGCCACAACTTCCCAAGCGTCCTCTTCAACACAGCCGCACCAGCCCCTTGGATCGGTGTATTGCATCGAGTCGTCAATTTGTTGTGCTCACCCAATAAAAACCGCCGCAGTTGCGACTTACGAATGCGGATCTCGGCATTGAACTTAGACGCATCAGCTGCCAAAGCATTTTGGCGTTGCCACCTGCTGATTCCGGCATACGCTGCGTGGAACTTTTCCCGCACCTCCACAGCTTCAGCAAGATCCATTTGTATCCCCATTCCTGCTGCATAGTTGCGTAATCCTCGGGCTCCCGATCCATACAAAAGACCGAAGTTCGCAGATTTAGCAATCTGCCGTTGTTCCTTCGTGACCTCATGTTCATCAACTCCGTAAATTTGCATTGCAGTCAGTGTGTGCAAGTCCATCCCTTGCTGGAACGCCTGAATCATTAACGCATCTTCAGCCTCGGCGGCAGCCAACCTCAGCTCCATCTGCGCGTAATCGGCCACCACTAGTTTCCACCCTTTTGGAGCCTGTACACACGCCCGAAATCTTGAATCTCTTGGAATTTGCTGCAGGTTCGGACTAAGACATGACATACGCCCCGTATCCGCCCCCAACTGCATATAGCTGGCACGAATAAACCCATCCGCCCCAAGATGCTTAATCAACGCCTCCACCATCTGCCGCCTCTTCTCCACCCGCTTCCACGCCAGATACTCCGCTACTACCGGATGGTCACCTGCGTATTCCCTTAATGCCTGCCTGCTGGCACTCCACACATTGTTAGAGTCATATGTTTTTTCACCAAGTAGCATAAAAAACGCTTTTTTAAGTTGTACTGGACTGTTAAGGTTAAAACCCGCTTTCATTTTGTTACCTGCTTTAATAGTTCCTGTATCTTTAGAACGTGTATTTATACTGCCGTCAGGATCTCTAGGGAGTTTACAATTCGCAGGAAGTGCTGCGTCCAATGACAGCAAAAATTCCCGTCCTAGTTCCTTATTTTCCATAGATAGTTCCTGTTGAAGCGTTTCTAGTAACTTGCGATCAAACGGCAGACCGGTTCGCCAAAGCTGCGCCATCGCCGGCAATGCCTTGCACTCCAGAAACCACGCATGGTGCAGATTCGCTTCCGCCATCAACTGATTAATCGGCCCATCTAGATCTACCAGCAACTGCACATCCTTCGCGGCATAAGACAACTGCGATGCCGTTAAGTCCCCACCCCACTCACTCTTCTGTTCCTCCTTAGAGATCTCCTTTTTTAAATAGCGTTTTACAACGTGCTGAAGTCCGTGCTTCATATGCGGCTTCCCATTGGTCAGAATCCGACTCGCCAGCATCGTGCAGAGCACCTCTCCCTCTGGATACAGCTCGTGCTCCTGTAACCAACCCAGGTCAAACACCGCGTTGTGCGCCACCCAATAACGCTTGGTGGCAAAAAACTCCTCCAGCTCAACCCAGTCGTGATCCTCTAGCGCCCAGCAGTCAATAACCACCGGCAACCGGTCCAAGGCTGCCAACTGGAGCAGCCTCAAACCTCCGAATTTCGGTTGTAAGCCCGTCGTCTCACAGTCAAACGCAACAGTCGTCGCGTTCTGGAGCGTATGCAAATACTCCAGGCCAAACAGAAACTTTGTGTCCATGGTGTGGATCGTTGTGTGAATAAGTGTGCCCGAACTTATTCGGGATCTGGTTCGCTCTTGGCGCGTTCCTCAAGCTCGACAGCCAACACAGCCGCCGACCTCAGCATCGTAGAAAGCGTGATGGGCCGCATCTTCCGTTTAGTCGCAAAACGCAACGCCCACCGCACCCCCATGGATACATTCCCCTCCCCCAATCTCCTCGCCTCCTCAATTTCCTCCCGACTCAACCTCAAATTGACCGTAAAATTCCGCCCCTTCCCATTGGGACGCCGATCACTAACCGGCATCAGCACCCTCCAGCTCGGCGGCGATGGAAAGGAGTTCATGGCGTACATGCTGGTAAGGAGTCCAGCCTGCAGGAGCCACCTCATCCGCAGCAGCTCGCAGAACGGCGGCAACGCATTGATAATCCTTTTGCATAGGACCGTCTAACCAGCCATAGCCAGTCAGATAAGCATCCATCACCGCCTGCGCGGCGGGGGAGAGGTCAGTCATCGAGTTGCTCCAGTGCGCGGCGGATAATGTCTGCTTGGCCTGAGCAAATCCCCTCTGGCGGGAAGTCATCGGCCATTTTGACGGCTTCAGAAAGTGCTTGTAACGCCTGCTCCTTCAAGCTCGGCAGCTTCGGGCGTCGGGCGGCGTGCATTACCTCAGCCAATTGCCGTCCCACTTCGTCGTAATCGTATGCTTCCAGCCAATGACAGCACGCCTCCAGCTCCTGGTCGGCACCGTATCGAGCAGCTTCAATTAGCAGTTCCTTGATTCCTTTGTTGTAATCATCATGTTGCTCAAACCAAAGTTGCAATAGCTCTGGCGGTGGGGTGATGAGGTGGGTCATCAGAACATCTCCCCAATCGGCATGATCTCCGGCGTTGGATCATGCTCGAACATCCGCAAGGTAAACTCCTCGCCTCTTTTGAACGCCTCACGGATGCAGTACACGACATCGTCACAGTCGTCCCAGCACAAACCAGTCTCCACCTCGCCATCGGCGTAGGTGATCTCGAACTCCATCATGGTGTTGACCTGCGGGTCTAGAACTCGCTTACTGTATCACAGCAAGATCGCCCTGCACCACGCGGGCTTCACACTCTGTAACAAACTCAGGATCCCGCGCCTCCGGCAACCCCAGTGAGCAAAACCCCTTCAGGTAATGCACGCACTGCTGGCACGCCCCAGCAACAGCCGGCACACGCCAATCCATCTCCGTCCACCTCTCAAGATGAGACTCAACAGTCCCGTTCCTGGATCCCCAGCGATACCGACAGACCGCACACTCGTAACGCTTGAGCCGATCGCCGCCAGCGGTGACACGCGAACTAACCACCCTGGTGCGCTTTCCGTTGCAAACAGGACACGTCATCGAACTTCTTCAAAAAGGTTGCAGTCGGCCGCGTCACTGGTACCAAATTCCGGCAACCCCAGCGAGCACTTGCCGTCATCCTCAAACTCGCACTCAAAACAGCGGGCATAGTCATCGCTGCTGCTGCTGGCACCGTCGTAACCAAGGCACGAGCGTATTTTTACCAGAGCGGAAGCGTTTTCTTTCGCCTCGTTTAAAAACTGTTCACTAACCTCGTGCGTAGTAACGCGATGCTTACAGAAGTCACACTGCCTCCGCCTGCGCGTGGAGCTTAAGGTGACCCTGGATTCAATTACACGAAGCCCCGGCTCTTTACAGCTGGGGCATGTAGGAAGAAGCTGTTTATTAAACGGCATTATCCCTCTTCTATACATCGCTGCATGGTGTTCAGCAACGCCTCGCGGGCAAACCCACACCCAGCAGCAAAATCCACAAACCCATCCAACAGTTGATCGGCCGTAAAAGCCTGAAACCTGTTAGTCACCACGAATGTAATCTGCTGGGACTCATCCGCCCGAATCAACTCAAACTTGTAGTTCTCCACGTCACTCCTCCAGTGAATCAATCAACCGCGTCAGATACCACTGGGCCTTCATTAGGTCTTGACGCGGATTCTCCTTATTCCAGCAGCGATGCACATACTTCAGCACCTGCCACTGCAACCCACCAAGCACAGGATCTGGCGCAAACTGCACAGAATCCTCGATAACATCAATCACCTCAAAAGCACGCCCGTCCGCATAATGCGGCGGCTTGTTCACTAAGTCAGACATACTTAGCAGATTGAACGGAAAGGTCATGGTTGTAATGTCCAGTAATGGAATAATCTTTTGCTGGTGTTTGTGACATGCGATGGAACACCAGCTGCCCAATACGCATCTCCGGCCACAACGGCACCTCGTGCATTCGCCGGGCATTTTGCAGCTCCAGCGTCAGCTTCGACCCCGTCCAGCCTGGATCGCAATAACCAGCCATCAAGTGCTCCAGCCCTTGCCTGGCGCGGGTGCTCTTCAGCGCAAACTGCGCCGCCACATCCACCGGTAACCGGAACCTCTCCAGCGTGCAACCCAACACGAACTCGCCCGGCGTCAACAGAAACGGATTCGCCTGCGTATGTCCAGTGATGTCCAATGGAAGCATGTCGGGAAAATCCGCAATCTCCACCATCAGCTCGTACCCGAGTCTCACATCAAGACTCGCTGGATTCACCAGCCTCGGGTCATACGGAGTAACAAGGCCCTCACTACAGAGGGCCCGGATTTCTGTATCACACAGAATCACGCCACAACCTCACCGGTTTCCATTGGAGCAACATTTTTCCAGGTCTTACCCAGCTTGATGTGGTTGATCGTCGTGGGATGCACGTTGTACGCCCGTGCCAGCGACAGTCCGGTCCGTCCCCGCAGAAGCGCCCCCTTGATGTGTGCCACCTGCTCAACCGTAAGCGCCTTACGCCCCCTCCTGCTCTTGCGGCGAGACACACGAGTCTTACCTTGAGACTTCGGAGTGTCAGAAACTTGCACGGCTTTCTGACGAACTGGAGCGTCCACCTCGACCTCAACGGTCTGCGCGTGCTCCAGGATCTGGGTCAGGTTCTCCAGTGCAGTGCCGATCTCGGTGAGATAGGCCTGGAGCTGGTTGCTGTCTTTGGATGAGAGAAGTGTGAGCATGGTCTTGAAAAGAACTTGGTTAGTGTACTAGGGAACGAAAGTCTTAGCGAGTCTCAACAGAGTCTCAGGCGGGAGAGTGAGAATCTCGGTAATGGCCAGGGCGGCCAGCCGCGCATGATTCACGGTCTCTTCCTCCTGAAACCGCTGAAGCAACCGAGAGTACAGGTGAAGCACACTGCCAGCTGGAACCCAGCTCGTGTCCTTCTCGATCGGCTCGGTCCCGTACTCCCAGTCGTCGTAGTCAGGGTCATTTCGCATGGAGCGTGCCAGGGCGCTACGAATCTGAAACGTCAAGTACTTGCCAGTAGCCAACGTGGTCGGCGACGAACTGTCGGAGGCTGTCATCGTCTTCTGGAATCACTTCCTCATGATCCAGGTAGAAGGCGCCTCGGCACAAGGCAGCTCCATACTCGACTGGTTCGAAATAAGTTTGCGGCTGCGCCACCAGAGCATCGTCCACCAGAGCAACAACACAGACCCTGTCATCCGCAACCTCGACGCTGTCAACACGAAGGATCTCAGACATTGCTGGTCTCCGCTACCGGCCGCTCCAGCCAATCCATGAACTCGTCATGCGTCGCCTGCAAGTAAGACTCAAGCGACGCAAGCCGAGACACCATCTCCTCGTCGTACTGGGTCGACCAGCCGTACTCAACGTACTTTTCGATGCGCTCTTGGACCGCCATGCGGCTCCAGCGCACAGCGAAAAACCAAGAACTGAGGTGCTCGGTTGGTACTGTGGTTTTTAAGTCCATTTGTGTGTTAGGGAGACAGGCGCCTCCCGTTCGGTTGAACTCCCATACTGTGACACAAAAACAGGGGACCCGCGAGCCCCCTGTTCACACTCTGTAACAATCGCAGGTATTGGCCGATTGGCGCAGCGACCTAATACCTGCCTGAGGTGTCAGAACGGGATTCGCAGGTCTTGGGCTGTGTACGAGGTCATGACCGAAACGTCACACCCCCGCTGTAAGGCATTACCTACGAAGTACTGGAACGCTTGCTCGACGTCCTCGCACTCTGGGATCTGCACCTCATCGACCTCGACCATCCGGCCGTTCCTGAACCAGCTGGTACGCACGACGCTGTGGATACCGTGCGGGGTTGGTGCGGTGATGATGCAGAGCTTGGGCCTCCGAGGAGGCCGTGGCTCGCGCTTGGGCTTGGTCTGAGTCGCCATCGAAGGTCTCCAGTACACCCAGGCCAGCGCCTGGAGCAGCCATAGCAAAACGTTAGGAACTCTCATCGGTCAACTCCAGGTGTCCATGGCCGCCCCTTTCAGGGCCTCCAGCTCCTCATCCGAGCGTTCCGCCCTTGGGGATACATCCAAAACGTGTCCAACTGGGGCAGATCCATTGCTGTGACTGGATTTAGCAGTTGGACAGGGGGTAGGTGTGTCCAGCTGCTTGTCCAGCTGCTCGGCACCAGTTGGACACGAGTTGGACACCTCAGGGGGTTGTCCAACTGTGTTTTCCAGTCCTACCAAGGGTTTTGCCTCAGTTGGACACACTTTCTGACACTCTCCACGCGAGAGAACTGCCTGGAACAAAACAAGGGGAGAACCCCCCGAAGGATTAGGGCTGGTTCCAGCCACCTCCAGCAGCCCCCGCGACAGCAAGCGCTGGGTCGCCTTCTGGATCGCCGACACGCTGCCTCCGCAAAGCGGATCAGCCGCCAAGTCCTGCCGACTCAGCGCCCGCGGATGAGCCGCCCTCAAGCGCTGGAGCACCCGATCCACAATCGAGGCCGGACTGGCACTCTCCACGTCCAGCTCGACGTAGTCCGCCAGCGAGAACGTCAGGTCGTGCTCCAGCTTCATCAGCAGCTTGGAGCCATCCCTACCCGCCCTGGACTTCTCCACGGTGATCAGACGGGCGTTGTAGCCCACCTGCTCCACCTGGCGCTTATCGGGCCTCCTGAGGCCCCACACCTCGTCCACAGCGTCCCTGATGGCCGTGCTGCCCCGGAATCCACCCGTCTTGTTGGCGTGGTGGATCAGCAGAATGGTGCAGGCCGGGAACAACCGCCCGTTGTTGTTGCTCAACCAGTAGATCGGCCCCGCAAACTCCTTTTTGTTCTCGTCAAACGCCGAACCCCTGGAGCACCCCGTGATCGAGTCGATGATCACCAGCTTCGGCTGGTGCTTCTCGATCAGCTTGACGAAGCGGTAGTACCAGTTCAGGTCCCACCCCATCACCACGGTCACTGGATCCGTCCGCCGAAACTCCAGATCCCGCATCTGCTGCTGGACCTGCACCTCGCTCTGGTCCCCGTTCAGGATCAACACCGGCCCCGCCTCCACTGGCACAAGATCCCCCCGCACCGAGAACGGAATCCCCCTGGCCACATGCTTGGCAATGGTCCAAGCCGACATCGACTTGCCATCCCCACCAGCCCCGTGGACCATCACCGTCCCCGGACACGGCAACAGATCCGGGATCAGGTACTCGAACTTCAGATCCTTGTCCAAGAACCTGTCCAACCCAATCTCATCATCCTGCTGCTCATACTGCATCTGGGCAATCAGCAGCCGCTCCAGCGCCCCCGCATCCCGATACCCACCTTCCAACGCCAGGACGTTCATGGCATGGGCAGATTCGGCAGGGTTTTCAATTTCCTGGATCGCTTTGGCCCTCTTCAGCAGTTCGCTGTAAGGAATGTGAACAAGGCGATACCGAGCGACGCTTTCCGCCTCCACCTCGGCCACGACCTTCCGCAAATCCTCCGGCAACCACAGCCGCCCCGGCATTTGCTGGTCCGCCATCCAAAAAAGAGTGCCAAGGCTGACTGGCCCTTTGTTGAAACTTCTCCAGACCGCCTCACAAGGATTTCCCTCAGCCCATTCATCGGCATACTCCGGGTCATCCGCCGACCATGCCGCCCACAGCGTCAGCCCCATATCACCCGGCAACTCGCTGTGGATCGCCATCCCCACCTTCACCCAGTGGTCCCGGCTACCGCCTCCCTGCCCTGGGATAACCCGCAAGGCGCACTGAATGATTTCCGCAACTTCATCCGGGTCTCGCTCCGAGAAATCCAGGGCTTTGCGGTTCTTAATAAACCCACCATCGGCCACCCCCTTCCCGGCGTGGTCCTTCATCTCCGCCAGCAACCACCCTGGAGCCTCTGGGATGGCCTCCAGATCGCCTACAAAGCCGTAGAAGCCCTCTGAGCCCTTCCCATCGCTGGAGCCCGGATAAGCGCCGTACAGGACCCCCTGGCGGCCCCACAGCACCTCATACCCCGCCCCGGTATCTGAAAGCCCAAACCCCTTCACCTCGGGCCACAGCTCCTCCGGCACACGGAACAGGTACTTCGCCGCATTGGGCTTGGTGCTAGTGACCATTGGAGCCCCGGCCAGCGAGTCACCCCATTTGCTCTTCAGCTTGGCCAAGTTGCGATCCACATCAAGGATCACCAAGCCCTTACTCCTGGCACCCGTAAAGACGCCCACGGCCCGAAAAACATCGTGCCTTCGCTCGATCTGGAGGGCTACGTCAGCCGGCCCCATGTCGGCATGGTGCGCCCGCTCCAAAGGCGTCTTGCCTTTGCTGGCAGTGCCCGAAACCAGCTTGCACCCCTTGGCATAGATAGGCGCATACGCCATCCCCTCTGGCAACTGGCGCACAAACGCCAGAAGCTCTTGCGACTCTTTAGACACAGTGCTAGACTCCTACAGAAGTTGGTTTTCTCTGCCCCGGCGCCATTCCGCGCTGGGGCATTTTTGTAGGGTAGCCCCTCAAGCAACCCCGTGCTACTGTGCAAGGGTTGCCACCGAGGCGACGACCCAAACACCCAACCAACTATGGCTTTTCTCTCAAAGCAGGCTTCAGCAGCAATCTCCAGCAGCGGATCAGGCGGCGGCTACCTCCAGCTTTCCAAACTTCCAGACGGCGGTTCCGTCCGCCTCGCCCTACTCGCCAAAAACCCACTGGAGTTCTACGAGTGCTGGGGCTCCTGCGACGGCGCCTCCAAGCCCTTCCGCTTCGACTACGAGCCCACCCCCGAGCACATCACTCTCGAAATGGGTGACTTCGAGCCCCGCGAAGGCCGCGGCGGCCCTGGCACCGTCGACGTCAAGTTCGCCATCGCCGTCCCCGTCTACAACTACGAGTCCGGCAAAGTCCAAGTCCTCCAGATCACCCAAAAGTCCATCCAGAAAGAGCTAGACACGATCTCCCAGATGGAGGACTACGAAGACCTGCTCTCCTGGGACTTCAACATCAGCAAGAAGGGCAGCGGCCTCACCACCGAGTACACCGTCCGCCCTGTCCCCCGCAAGAAAGGCGCCCAAGAACACGTCGACGCCGCCTGGCTGGAATCCAAGTCCGAAGGCTTCGACATCAGCCGCCTCCTTACCGGTGGCAACCCATTCAAGGCCGCCTGATTTATGGATGCCTTTGAGTTTCGACTTGAATTTATTCCGTATGAATGGAAAGGACCTACCGTCGATGTCTTGGACACGGCTGAAACCGTAGTCACCAAACTCAAAGTGCTGGAACTCGAACTAGATCCAGTACTTATTTACCAGCTAACAAAGTTAATCTTGTCCAGAAAAGACAAGGAACTATGAGCTACCGGCCCCCTTCACCGGGGGCTTTTTCTTGCCAAACCGAGCTTGACAGGGTAATGTAGTTATGGGAAAGAGTATTCAAATGGCCTCCAACACACAAGACACCCTGGCATCACTACGTAAATGGAGACTGGTACAAGACAACTCTGGCCCATTCCGCGTCTACCGAGACGCAAACGGCACTGTGTACCACTCAGTAACCCATATTCTCAAAGAAACTAGCGATACAACAGGACTGGAGCGCTGGATCGCTCGCCTGGGACCCGAAGAGGCCACCACCCAGCGAAACGTTGCCGCCACCCGAGGCAACATGGCCCATTCACAGGCCGAGTATCTTCTCAAAACTTCACAATCGCTGGCGCGTAGCACCGCCAACAAGCGCAATGCCATTCACTGGGACGACCAAGGCCTGGCCCGCATCCCACCCAAGATCACCCAGTGGGCTCTAAACAAGGTCCGCCCCAACGTCCCCTCTGTTGGCTGGAGCGCATCTGGCTACGCCCGCGGCCTCTCCGACTGGATCGTCGCTAACACCACCGAGATCTTCGCCTCCGAGTTTTCCATTCATCACCCAGCCGGCTTCGCTGGAACCTGCGACGCCCTGATCGGCATGAAGAACAACGAGCTGGTCCTAGCCGACTGGAAGACCAGCGTGGGCCGCAAAACCACCCCCGACGAGGACGGCCTGGAACGCCTGCCAGAAGGCCATTCATACATCGACCAATGCGGGGCCTACAGCCTCGGCCTGAAGCACCTCACAGGCCTCCAGCCCACTGGAGCAGTCGTCGTCCTGGCACGCCGCTGCGGCGCCCCCAACGTCCATTCAATGTCGGCTCGCGAGCTCGCCGACGCAGAGTGCTCGTTCCTCGCACGAGTGGAACGTTACTTTGCTGAGCTGGAGCCCATTCAAGGCGACACGGCCCATTCATGAAAAGAGGCCAGTAGGCTGCTGGAGCCCCCGGCCTCCTGCTCGTTCTCGCAAGTAAAAATACCTAGCCTGGGGCCCATTCATAGTGCTCGGTCTTCGACCTCGCACAAAAACCCATTCATGCTCGGGCCTGACGGCCCTCGCTAAAACCCATTCATGGCTTGCCCTTGGTGCTGCATTTGCATCATCGGGGGCTTGTTTTGTGCATTTGCACTAGTAGGGGTCTGTTGTGTGCGTTTGCACTGGGGCGTAGGCGGCCAGACCGGCCACGGTGTCTCAGGGTGTGTCTCATGAGTCTCACTCTGGGGCGCAGAAAAGCGGGATCCCGGCAAACCGGAACCCCGCGGTGCTGGCTGTGATCAGTCAGGCAGTCTGCCTGGTGCGTGGCTTATAGCTTGCGCGGGGTTTGCCGCGATCGGTTCTGGGTTTGCGTGGTGCCCCTGGCTTGGGACGTGTTAGCGGTTCTGTGCGCGGCTTCGGTCCCTGCGGGACCTCGCCATCGTGCGCGTTTTGTGTGCGTTTAATTTCACCGCTTAATTTCAGGCCTGCCGGCTTAAGGTCGCTGGGACAAGCCTCACCTTTGTTGACGGACTGGCAAGCCTCCCAATACGGGATCAGGCTTTCCCATAACTCGCGGATACCCTCTTTGCCGTGTTGCTGATGCAGCGTCAGCAGGTCGCGCCATTCTGCCGCCGTCAGGGTCGACCGTTCGGCGCAGTACCGGAGATCCCGTAGCTGGCGCTTCTCTTGCCTGATCTGCTCGCGCAACAGCTCGCGGGCGTCTGCCGCGGCTTGTTTCAGGTCGCGCTTGTCTCGCTGGGTTGTCCAGCTTCCGTCTGCCATGGTGCCAAGGGTGCGGCTTACCCTGCCACACTACCAACACCCTCAAGCCAGCCTGGCCGATTGTTAAGTGTCACAACAACGGCAGGGTGTGGGCAGGCCTGGGGCCCATAGTGGGCAGGTCGTTCGGCCTATCACGCCATGGCATCCTTACCACTGCACTATCACCGGTGCTTGGTGCCTGCTCAAGCCTTCGCAGCCACTAGCGAGGAGGCCACGTCCGCTCTCTATTGGTTGGAACGTTGGACTAAGGAACGGGCTTACGACCGGTTCTATCGGCAGCCATGCCGCAACCGGGAAAAATTTTGGGTGGCCGATCAAATGACAATACGGACCCGTCGCGTCTCACTGGTGCTGCATGTCCAACCTGACGGGCGGAAAATACGCCGATGGTACGTCGACGGCCACAACTGGCGCGATTCTGAAGTCCGGCAGTTAGTCAGCTGATCTGTGATACAGTAAACACAAGCCCTACCCGAGGCAACCATGAAAAACCGCACTATTCACCCGGCAGAGTTTGCCGCCTGGCGTCCCAGCATGGTTGACGCTGCCCTATGGGAGACAATCCTATGGGCTAGCACCGACGACGAAGGCGAACGCCTAGACAAGAATCACGACCAAACCGCGGCATGGCGTGAAGACATGCAGGCCCTGTCTGATCAGTTCTACGCCTGGCGCGATTTGGCGGATGCCTGTCTGATAGAGCACGGGCTAGGCGAACTAAGCCTCGAAGATCTGTTGGGCGACCGTGTCGAGCATTGCTACGTCCTGGCACGGGATGGCCATGGCGTCAGCATGGCCGATCGGTGGATGCCAGGGCCAGAGTATGCCTGCTGCGAAGCGCTGCAGGATCTGGCGCAAGCCCAGGGCCCCGTAGGCGCCTATGTCGGCGACGATGACCGAGTTTATTTGAACTGGAGCACTTGACGCCGGGCCGGATCCGGTTCTACACTCTCACACAAGCCCTACCCTTAGGCTCACATCATGACAACAACCGAATTCCACTGGACTGGTTCCCACGTGTCAGGCTCTCGGGCTTGTGCCGTGGTTCGCTACAGCGGTCCCACTGATACCCAAGGCAGTCGCTGGC